GAGGAAAAGAAAATCGCTTTTACGCGAGAACGTCCAATAACAAGGCTATTTTGATCCAGCAGGTCGCCAGCAGCAACGGCGACCTTACTAGCTAAGACATCTGTTTGCATACCCATCTGAGTCTCCTGTAATGGATGAAGGGGGCTAACGCCCCCTACGAAATCTTACGGAGTCAGGCTGGAATACAGCGCGATGTACTTCGTGACGCCACCAACAACGACCGGGATATAACCGGCTTGAGCCGAGACCGTGCCAGTAGCAACGCCCTGAGTTACGACGGTCGTACCAATCACGAGCGTGTTGGACTGAAAACCGTTCTGAGAAACAACCGGGCCGGAAAACGTAGTAGTTGCCATTTCAATTCCTCACATGCGAGTTGTGTTTACCAGTCTGCATGTCGTCAGTCGGGGGCTGTCTGGTAAACAAAATTTTTCCCGATAACGACTGTATATCACCAAAAAAGAGGGGCCACAAGCATTGCTACTTGTAGCCCCCCAATCTCTCTAGGTCGCCATCAACCTATCAGGACGCGCCCGGCGAACCGAACATGCCCAGCGGGTCCGACCAGCCGAAGCTATAACGCTCGCGGCTCTTGTACCGGACGTTGCCGGTGTCGAAATCGCCGTCCATGCTGTTTTGCAGCGGGGTGCGAACGAAGTGCTTCATGCCGTTCGGAACGTCGGTCGTCAAGAACCAAGCGTTCGTATCGGTCAAGTAGTGGTTCACGGTGTAACCACCCGGAATCGAACCCATCGCCTTGAGAGCGTTGATGTCGTTGTCAGCGGTCGCAACACGGAGTTCCGTGTCGAGGAGGCGCTTGGCAGTGAACATCAAAGCCGGGGGAACGATGAGCTTACCGGGCTTCGCCGCGATCAAGAGACCACGTTCGTCGGTCCAACCAGCGATCTGAATGACAGCCGCCTCAAGCGAAGTCTCGTTGAGGTCAGAAGCCGTCAGACGGTTGCTGTTGGTGCCGCCCGAAACAAGCGGATGCGAGGCCGAGAACAACGGCTGACCGTCACCGCCCGTGTAGGACGAGGAGAAGCCATTGTTAAGGACCGAAGCCGCCTTGACCTGCTTCGTGTACGCCATAGCGCGAGCAAGAGCCTTCGTATAACGCTTGCTGAGCGAGTCGTACAGGTTGTCTTCAACCGCTTCTTCCGTGATGGAGAAGCCGAGAGCGATAGTCTCGTGGTTGTAACGAGCCGTCCAAGCTTCCTGCGCGTTGTCGTACGCAATGGCGGCACCCTCGTTCTTCACGGGGGCAGCGGAGAATCCGCTCAGCTTCGTCTCTTCTTCAAAGGAACGCTCGGAGGTTTCAGTCTCGTAAATCTCCTTGTGCTCCTCACCATACGTCTTGTACTCAAGACCAAACAGGGCGTTCAAACCCGGAAGGAGTTCCTTGAGTAATTGTGCACGTGAAATAGCCATGTTTCAGAACTCCTATTACAGGCCGACCGGGTTGTTGTAAGCGTGGCCGCCCGTGATCACGCCAGAGTCAACGTACGGAGCGTTGAACTTGACGATGACTTCCGGATAGTAAACGGTGCCGCTCACATCAAACGCAGTGTCGGGAACAACATCAATGATACGCAACGGCAGCGAAGCAGTCGTGCTGGCCGACGTTACGAGGACGCCCTGCTGGGAATCGTTCGTGGTCGTGTTCAGCGTGTTCGCAACCAAAGCGACGTTCAGACCAATGCTTGAATAGGTGAAGCCCGTCGAGGTCGAAACCACGAGCGAAGCAGTCACACCTACCACTTGGAACAAGGTATCCGGGTCTTCGACCACGTACGCAACAACGAACGTGCCCGACTTCACCGAAGTACCAGAAATCCAAGACTGCGAGTAGGTCGGCTGACCCGTCACAGAAGATACGAACGTGCAGCCCAAGAACACACCAGCAAAGCCGGTGGCCGGAGCCGTCGTCGTCTCGGTCGTCACAACAACAGTGCCATCCGAAGCGAATTTCACCGGGTCGCCATAACCGATGCTACCAGCACCGGAGGCAATACGCCGCTGACGAGTCGCACCGGCAAACACCTGCCCACCGATCAAGTTGATCGGCTTCAAGCATACGGCTTGTCAACAGTAGGATATGCCATTGATCACTCCAAAATTAAAAAGTTATTTGCCCTTGCCAAACGAGACCGTAGTTTTCTTCTCAGTGAAGAGGGGCATACGTTCGTCGTTTAGCCTCATAAAGTTGTTATCTACAGACTGAATCTGAGCCTTGGCTTGCTGAGCGTAATAATCGTCACGCTGAGCCATAAGCTCTTTCGGAGCCTTGCAGAGCAACAACCCGCCAATCTCAATGTTGTCTTTAAAACGTCCATTGGGATCAGCTTGCATCATCAGTTTGGGTTGTTCAGAAGCCTTAACCGGCTCCCAACCTTCCCTAAATTTCGCGGAGGTATTAGAAGGGTCTGCCTGCCCCATAATACTGGTCCGAATCCAACGAAATACCCAACCTTCCTGCGGCTCCGGTTCAGGGAGCGTCTGAGGTGGGGTCCACGTTGTTTTACGTTGCGCTGACTCTCGATTTTCGAGTTCACGAGCGAGTCTATTCTCAGCCATTTTAGTTAGCCTCCAGTTTCATAAGTTCACGTGCGTATTGCTCATTGCTAAGCCCAAGTTTTTTGGCAATAGCAACTTGCGTAGGCGTCAGGCGTACCTGACGAGGCGCGGTATTCCGCGTTGCTGGAGCCACAACAGTAGCTGGCTTGTTAGTGCGAGCAGGTTTCTTCTCCTGACTCGTTTGAGGTTTCTCCTCTTCCTCTTCGGCATCTTCAAATGCCTCGGGGAATCGTTTCCTCATAGTGTCATCGACTCGGCGGTAATACTCGTCTGAATTCGGGTCTACGCCGCTTCGGACTAGCTTTTCATGCAGGCCAAGGGCTAACGCGGTCATCTCGTCGTCTTCACCAAACCAAGTGTTTCTCTCTCGCCAAGCCTCCGCTTTGGGATCAGCTTTGGGTTGAGCAACCGGTTCGGGTGCCTGTACCTGTTGCGTTTGTTCTACTCTCTCTTCTGCCTGTTGTAAAGATGGTCTCACTCTAGCGAGGTTTTGCAGCTTGAGTTTGGCATCCGTTAACAGTTCTTGAGCGTTCGCTATTTGTTCAGAGTCTCCTGCATCGTACGCCTGTTTCAAACGCTCTTTAGCCGCGCTTAAATCAAAATTGGCGTATTTTTCAGCCTCTTTAACAAATGCATGTTCACTATGACCAAGCCGTTGCTTGAGCTTTTGAATCTCCTGCTCACGGACTTGGGCAAAACGTAGAGCTTCCTCGCGCTCTCTTAATGCTCTCTCTTTCTCCCGGCGCTCATCGTGATAAATGCGCTTCATCTGGGAGAGACGCTTTTTAACCTTATCCGAGTACTCGTCTAAGTCCTCGTTATCAATCTCTTGCACCGTACGCTTAGATAACGGTTTGCGACCCCGGTCTTCCTCCGGAGTATCATCTTCGACCTTTACCTCAATATCGTCGCTAACCTCTTGATTAGCCTCGGCTTTTTGTTCGGCCTCAGCCTCAACTTCATCAGGGAACTTATATTCAATACGTTCAACAGCCATAATATTTTACCTCACGCCCTGCGGATTCCACGGGGGTCATCGACCACCGCTTCCACCGTGTCGTCGTTAATGATGCGGAACTCTCTGCCGTGGATGACCACGCGAGTACCCGAGTACGGACGGGTAAGGACAAAATCGCCTTCCTTACACCACGGGCCAGTGGGAAACCGGTCCTTATCCGCATAGCAAAGGTCTCCCATCTTGATGACGAACAGAACCACGGTGGTTTGCTCCTCAACTCGGCGGGTGTCCTCGGCTTTTACGATGCCCCCTTCAAACTCTTCTTCCACGTGCGGCACGGCGCAGAGGATTCGGTAGCCTCGGGGTTCGGGCAGTAGTTTGGCTTTAGCAGCCTCTTCCTGCGTCTTCTCAATATCAATGTTACTCATCGTCACGCTCCAAGCGTTGTGCAAGGTCTTTGATGTGATTCCGTGCTAGGTCGAGACCCTGTAGCGCCCCACACAGACGTTTGTATTCACCCTCATCCAATTTGCCTTGGGTCAGGGTTTCTACAATTAGTACGCGCTCTTCTTTGAGTTTTGATTCCAAATACTCCAGAGCGTTTGAATAGGACATTAATTACTCCTTTCTAGGCGGCGGTGTTTGCCGTTGTGATGCAGCGTCTTTTGCTTTCGCAATCTCAACGCCGAGTTTCGTGCCTTCAAGTTGCTGTCGGTTTGTTTCCTGCGCCTTGTGCTTCTCGATATCCGCACCGAGGCGTGCTGCTTCAAGCTGCTGACGACCAGAGATTTCCGCCTCTCGCAGCCGCAACTCGTCTTCTTTGGCCGAAGCAGTGATGATGTTCTGCTGCTCTTTGAGGCGAAGCTCTTCTGCTTTTGCTTGAGCCTCCATCTGCGCCTTCATCTGCTTGGTCTGAGCCTCCATTTGTTTGATCTGGAGGTCCATCATCTGCATCTGAACCAGCGGGTCTTGTGCTTGCTGAGCGTTCTGCTGAGCTTGCATCTCGGCCACATCCTTCTGGAGCAGACGTTCCGCTGCAATGGCGCTGACCTGCGCGACCTGTACCTCCATCTCTGGACTGAGGTCGTACTCTTCGTTGTCGTCCTGCGGCAGAGGCGGCAGAGCCACGCCAAGCTGCTTCTCAATATCACGGCGATACTGAAAGCCTACGTGCTCCATGATGTGCGCCTGAAGAGACGACGTAATCTGTTGCGCTTGCGGATTCTGTCCAATCATCGCGGCAATCTTCGGGTCTTGACCAAGCGACATGTGGACGCGGATATGCGCCTCGTGGTCTTGATACATAAACGCCTTGAGCGGTTTGCCCATGATGGCGTCCATGTTCTCCGTGACCGGATCGCGTGGCTTCTGATCATCTGGCAGCGGCACGATCTTGTCAGCGTTGCGAATGCCTAGCACTTCAATCATCTGGCGGTGCAGATAAGGCAGGTCATACAACTGCGGCGACTGCTGCGCCAACTGCATCACAGCCTGATACTGCACCACCTTCTGCGACATCGTTGCCGCATTCGGATCAGATACCGGAATGACATCTACATCGTCGTAGTCAGCCTTCTTCGCTTTGCGATTACCCACTTCCGGTTCATACGAATACTCTTCCGGAGTGTTGTCTCGGATGATGGCTGCAAGCAGTTTGAACTCCTGCTTCATCGCGTAGTACACGCGAGCCTGTACCGCCGACATCACTTTGAGAACGCGCTCTAGGATGGCTAGTGTGGTACCGACCGGCGCTTGGTTCGACATATCGCTGATCTTGAGGTCCGACACCGCAGCGAAACGGCGTCCTTCTTCAACGATCTTATCGAGCATCAAAGAAAGAACTTGGCTTGGCTCCTTGTACGGCAACGGCAGGATGTTGTCGCGTACCGCACCGCTTGGAATGTCTACATCTCGCCACTCACCCGGAGCGATCGGAGTATCGTCTCCCTTAATTCGTAGTCCTCTAGACTTGAGTCCTCCGGGGAGATTACTGAGGGTTCCCGCATCGACAAGTTGGCGAAGGAGGGACGTTGCAGCTTTACTGTGTCCCCCGATAAGGTGAATAAGGCCGAAGTAGTAAAATCCAAATCCGGGGATATATCCGTAGTGGACAAAGTGCTGTCGCTTGGCTTTGAGTTCATCGTCCTCTCTCCAATTCCTTCTAATCGCTAATACCGTTCCTGTCCCCTTCTCAATCGTCACCACGTACGGCAGGGCAATCCCCGTCTCGTTGTTGTCATCATCCACATCCGGATAGCCCGGCAGATCAATGTTCACGTGCATCTCAAGCAACTGGAACCGGTCGTCCATGCTTGCACTGAAGCCTTGATCTTCAGCCTTCTGCTTCTCCACCTCGTCCATGACGCGCATCGGCTCACCGAGATCAACGTCACGATAGAACCCAGCGTATTGAAGTTTGGCTAACTCGTTCTTCGTCTTACGCATCCGATGCGTAACACGCTCTGCCGTCTCTAAGTTAGAGGCACCGTACGGAACAATGATGTCTTCCGCCGGGATATACACCGCCGTCTGGCGATTCATCGACGGATCGAAGTACACCTTCTTAAAGGCATTACCCGCCAAGGCCATCGAGAGCAACATCCGCTCATGCTCCGGGCGGTACTCCTTCATCACCTCGGTAAGCTGGTAGTTCATGTCATCAGCGACACGAATGGCTGAGTCCTTCTTCTCTGCCGTCTCTTTGCCCACGATCTTCGTCTTGACCGGCCCCATTGCAGGGAAGGTCTCCATGATCGTCTCGGACTGGAACTTGACCGCGCTCTCCATCAAGAGCGGGTGGAACACACCACACGCACCCGGCCACGGCTCAGTACGCTCTTCGTACCGAATGCCTAAAATCTTCAAACCTTTGACGTAGGTATCGAGCCAATCCTTGCGACTGGAGATGTCCTGTTCGTACTGTCCGATTAACTCGGAGGCCATAGTCTGAAGGTCG